TCATTGGCATTTGCAGCACCTTTGAAACCATAAAGGTTTGTAGATGATGGAGCACCAGAGAAAATGGTATTAGCTTCGTTAAAGAATGCTTCGTTTGCATCATATTCGCCAGGAGTACCTTGAGCAGTATATTTAGCACGCATAGCGAAAATCAAACCAGTAGGACCAGTCATTGGTTGTACACCAGCGATGTCATAAGCGATAAGATTAGGCAATGCACGGCGAACCAAACTGATTAAGATTGGGTCAAAGTTTTGAACACCACCAGTTAAGTTTGAAGGACCAGAATCGGTTTCGTTCAAAGCTTGACGGTCTTGTTGCATAGCTTGTTGTTGATTTTCCAAAACAAGTGCTGTAACAGCTTTCTTGTATGGGTCTTTGATGGCTTCTAATTCTGGATGTTCCAGAACAGGCTGCCATTTTTTTTGTAGTTCTTCTGTTAAATACATTTTTTATTCCTTTTATTATTAGAATTTGGTATTATTATTTTACCAATGTTTGTGAAATGGTTTTTGCATAAGATTCAATCAATGCATCACCTTGGCCAGATGGCTTTTTGGTTTCTTCATCGAGTTGCACTTCATCATCCAAAGCAGAATTGTCAGCAGTCTTAACAGAAGCCTTGAAATATGATTCTTTCAATGTTTCTAATTTACCGTTAAATTCATCCTCTGTGGTAAAATCAACACCCTCTGCGAGTGACTTCATTTTTTCCACTTGGGTTTGTGATAGGCCTTCACAAGCTGTGTAAATAGCCTCATTCTTTTTGTGTTCGTTGAGTTCTTTTTTCATCTCAACTGCACGATTGATTTGTTCATTAAGGGACGCTTCAAGTTCTTCAACTTTAGCAGTCAAACCTTCAACAACATCTACCTTTTCAGTAGGAATATCGATGTAATGTTGTTCAAACAAACCTTTAAGTCCTGTAATAAAATCTTCAACGATTTCGGAACGGAGTCCTTTTTCGATTGCGATTTCATTTTCTTTGAGCCACTCTTCAACCATGTAGTTGAGGTAGTCATCGACTTTAGCAGCTAAATCTTCTTTAACAATTTCGATTGCTTCTTCGAATTGTTGAATCAATTCAGCTTCAGCTTCTTCGATAACTGCTTCTGCACGGGAAATAACGGCAGCTTCAAAAATTGTAGTTGCTTTGGTAACGAATTCTTCAGAAAGTTCTTCACCATCTAAAAGAGCGGACATATCTTCTTTCATCTTTTCTTTCATTTTGGTTTTAAGAGCTTCTTTGCGTTCATGAGCAGCAGATTCTTTAGCTTCTTTTTCTTCAGCTAAAGCATCTTCTGTATGTTCTGTTTCTTCTGGAATCTTAATATCGGCTGCGCCAGCATTTCTTTGGAATGTTTGACCGCCAGATTTACCTTCTGGTTGTTCTACAGAACCAGATTGTGCAGGTTGACCTTTAAGTTTCTTGATTGGTTCAGAACCTACAGGAGGTGTTGCACCAGGTGCAGTTGCTGTTGGTGCGCCTTTAGTTGCTTGTGGAGCGGCATCAGTAGTTTTAGTAACTTCTGTTCCGATATCACCAGCATCACCGACTACACCAGCATCTAATTTAGATGGTTTGTCTTGACCACTTCTTTTACCATCAACAGTTCCTTGAAGGATGTCTTTAGCGGCTTCAGATAGATTGAATTTTCCCATTTTTGAAAATCTCCTTGATTTATTATGGATATTTATAATTAAAGTTTTTTGACGAATGATTCCCAAATGCGTAGACTTACTTCTTCGATTTCTCGTTGTGATGCCTGACGAATTTGGGTTTTCGCCTGTGAGTAATCCTGTTCTGTCCATACGCCATTGACCAACATCCATTCTTTACCCTCCATGATACCTTGTACAAAGGCATTAGGTGCTGAAGGATCTGCTACAATATCCGCCGCTGTGGCTAGATGAAAGTCATCCTGGACAACATTGATACCATTAACATTTTTAAGAGAACCCATACCACGGGAAGAAACACCAATTTGTGCGCCTCCTTCGATTAAGCTCTTAACAATATTACCCATAGGGGTGTCGAGAATTTTTGCTTTGCCTATCCAATCATTACCCTCTTGGCGTAATCCCACAACTAAGTGTGATACACGGTCAAGGTTAATGCTCGGGGTGTCTGGATGACCCAATTCACCAAAGGCACGATTTTTATTAATGTAATCTTGTGTATATCGGTTTACTTCTCTGGCCATGGACTCTTTCATATACTTCCGTCCATTGCGGTTTACCACTTCTGATTGTAGAAATGGACCTTCAATATACAACGATTTCTTGCCGTCTTTTTCTTCAGCAAGATAGTTGATAGTTTCAGTAACTTCTGTAATGAGCTTCATTATAGTCCCATTGCCTTTCTTTTTCTCATAGACTGTTTACGTTTCCGTAACGCTTGTCTTAGTTTTCCTCTGCGTTTAAATTTGGCACGCCGAGCAGCCATTTTGCGGTGACGTCTTTCTTGTGGTAACATACGGGTTAACTTACCACCACGAATAGTGTAACCCTTTATTGCCGAAAACTTCTTACGGCGTTGTACTTTACCTTTACGAATACGGACACGAATCATTTTTGTCCGACCCATCTGTTGCACATTTGCTTCTGTAATATTTACTTCTTCAAACTCTACATCTGGATATATCTCTACAGCCAACCGCATTTTAACTTGGTTAAGTTTTTCATTAACTAAGGTATCTATGCGTTGAATAAACAACTCTTTTGCTTCTACAACCTCATTAGATAGTAGTTTAGCAACAAACTCTTTCATTTAGGGGCGAACACTAAACGGAGTATAGTTAAATGCAGCTGGTTCATTAAACTGACCACGCTGGTAATATTCATTCTCTTTACGTAATTCCAGTAAAATGGTATAACTACTGTTGGCTACCATGCCTAAAGTATTTACACCAATATTACCATTGCAATTGGCAGTATTTTTAGCTGCATTTGGAAGTGTTGTCCAGTTACCATTACCATCAAATTCTAAATTACCATTTAAGAACATAAGTGTTTTTGTAGTATCTGCCTGCCAAAATAATTCAACACTACCTGTGGATGCAGTATCATACCAAATACGATTAATAGTTAAACCGTAGTAAGGTAGTGCAGTACCACCATCACTTAAAAGACCTGGTACTGTGTTTGCATTTAAAGCACCATAAAGTGTGTTGGCTGCAATCCGAGCAGTATTGCTTTCTTGACCCGAACCATCAAACAGACCAGTCAATTTAATGACGGCGTGTTCAGTTGTGTCTTTAATAACTTGGTATGTAAAAATATTTCCGCTCATTTGGTTATCCTATTATTTTAAATGTTTCCATGCAAAGTCCGAAGCCTTTTGCATATGATGTTTCGACCTTGCAACCATATCTGCAAACTTCTTTTTATTATCAATATTCAAACTTTTATGAATAGTTAATATAGCGTGTGCAGTTTGGACATCCACCTTACTTGCGGAACCATCTTTATGATTTACTGTTCCAATTTGGTGAGCATCTTTAATTTTTTGTAACTGTCCAATTGCATCAACCGATTCTTCTATAACATCACCAGATACTTCAGTTTCCTCTGGTCCAAAAGCACTCCATTGCATTGCAGTATATGGTACTGTCACATATTTATTAATCTTATCCACATAATACATTGCCACTCTTTGATTATTGGGAAACTGTCTAATAGACTTTCTCCGCATAATCAAAACAGCTGGTGGATCCATAGGATGGCCTTGTACATCACCGATATCTTCAAACAAAGGTTCATCTAACAACTCTAGAAATTCTGATTCCAAAGAAACTGTTTCTTCCACTTTAGGAAGAGAACTTTTCTTATTGGTAAGAACTTCTTTAAGCGTTTTCAACAGAATTATCCTGCGTTTGTTCTGGTTGTGCAATTAAACTATGAGCAATTTCTTGCTTTTTAGCTTCAATATGTGCAGATACTCGGTCATGAATTGCAGAATACAAAGCATCCCGCATTTCTGTGCCATCGCCATTTGCAGCATAATCGATAATTTTTCTTGTGTCCATTTTTCAGTTCCTCAAAATATTTATAATATTTGTTTCAATTTAGTGAATACTCCAACCGAAGCTTCTTTTGTAACTTTTGCGGCCGCCTTAGCTTCTTGTTCGGCTTGGTCAGCTGCTTGTTGTTGCAAATCTATTTGATGCTGTTGGTCATCGGGATGTTGTGGTTGTTGTGGTACTTGTGCCATCATCTGTTGTTGTGCCACATCGTTCATTACACCAACTGGTAATCCAAGGCCTTCTTTTTTCTCTGAATCAATTTCTGCTTGCATTTCTTTGATTTCATCATCAGATAAACGCAATACATTTTGTTGAATCCATTTTTGTGAGAAATAACGACCTGTATAAGCATCAACTGAACCCAACAACTGTAATCTGTTGGTCATTAATTCAGCTTCTTTAAGTTCACTAAAGTTATTATCTTTAATAAAGTCGTAATGGATATTTTGTTTAAAATCTTCCCATTCTTCAGCGGTACAGATGCCTTTTAATACACATTGGACACGGAGAGTTTGGTTAAAAATTTCAGAAAACTTATTACGCAATCTATCAACAAACTTAGAAAACTTTAATTCGTCACGGGTAACTTCTGATGCACGACCCATTGAGAAACCTTGGTTCGGTTCTAAACGAGAAATTGGCACACACAAAGAGCCGTAGAGTTTCTTTTGGAAGTATTTAACATCTTCCAATTCACCTAAGTTTTGGCCACCAGGTAATGTTGTAATTTCCGTGCCTTTTCCACCTTCACGGCGAGGCAACCAGAAATCTTCCATCATTGACATAAACTTACGGTCATCACGAACTTCACCTGTGTTGGCATCATATACAAGTTTGTTCTTGTATTTTACCATAATGTCACGAAGGTATTGTTCAGCCTTTAGTTTAGGTAAATTACCCACATCAATGTAAAAAATACGGCGCTCAGGGGCACGGCTAATACGATAGATAACAGTAGCATCTTCAATCATCCTTAACTGGTTAAGTGGTTTGATTGCTTTGTGTAGATACGATAAGACTACTGCTCGGCGACTGTCCATGAGACCAGAAACCACGGAGATGATGGAATCAGTTGTGATGCGTACACCTACTGGTCCGTAGTTGGACGAGTTACCTGTGGTCACCTTGTCATTA